AGAGAATGGTATCTTCTGGAGTCTGTGCAGAGAATGCCTCCAGAGCAGATGTAGTACCAGAAATCTGAATACCAGTTGTTCCGATACCGATGTTCTTCTCGATACCATAATGAGGAGTATAATCAATGTCTGGGTGGGTAAGTTCCCCAAGGATGGTGATAGTACCACCAACCTCATCATCGACGCCCCAGACGACGACTGGCGCTGTCTCAGCAGCGTCGAGGAAGTCGAATAGGATAGTATTTTCGTCTCTACCGATTGCTGTGCGCTCGACAGCAACGCCTGAGAGGGTCTTGAGACCGCTGCCAACGAAGTCGAAGGACTTGGACTCACCGGCAGTACCAAACTTGAATAGAGTACCACTGGCGATGTACGGACGAGATCTAGAGTCATCACCATCGCCAGATAGTGTCGCTGTGCCACTACCAGGATATTTGGGTGTAAAGCTGATTCCAAGATTTCCAATTGCTCTGAACAGAATTGCAAGTCCAGAGATGGAAACATTGAAAGACTCCGCAAGACCAGCAAGGTTTGCGGAGGATAATGTACCGAAGGGATATAGTGTTTCTGTGATTTGGAGATCTGCGCCCCAATCTTCTAATTCTAAGTTAGTATCAAATCTAGTAAGTTCAGAGTCGAAGGTGTTAAAGAACTTAGTATCAGTATAACTAAAATCGTGAATACTTTCTTCACGTTGTGGTAACCAAACCTGTCCACCCGACTGAGCGGGAAGACCTTCATTATCACCATAGTCTTCATATGATGTCGTGACACCAGTAATCAATCCAGAATTTTCCTGGATGAAGAAATTAATACTATTAAGATTATAATTAAACTGGTTTGACATTAGGGTGACGATTCAGATTCTTCATAGGTTCATATACCATAGACGAAGAAAAAGGGGGGTCGCCCCATAAAGAAGAACCCCCTCACCTGCAAGTATTTAGATGTTCAGACTAAAGTCAAATATCAGTCGAGTGCGACGTTCAGAGTGATCTTAATCTGGTCACCATTGTTCTGAATGCTGTATGGACCATTGGTGAATCTTTCAGCATACATGATGGAACTATACAGAGTTGCAGTTCCGACACCAGCAAGGTTGTTCTGAGTTGCGTTCAGAGCAGGAGTTGTAGTGAACTCGTCTGCGTTAGGTACGTTGAATACTGTGTAGGTGTTAGAAGCAGTAGTCGTGTTTGCAGCACCTGCAGCAATATAGATAACGTCACCAGCAACTAGACCATGGTTGGTTGCAGTAACCTTGGAGAAGGAGAACTCAACAGAAGAGTCGGTTGCAGTCTGGATGTTATCAACAAGTGGTTTGTCGAGATAGACAACCTTAAGTGCTCTGTCGATACCAATAACCGAAGTATCTTCAGCAAGACCAGCGTTACCTCCAACAGCCATTCCTAGGGTGATGTCATCAACGTTAGATGCGTTGTTGATGGTGAGGTAGGAGTTACCGATAACACCGATGGTTGGGTTGATGTTGTCACCCTTAGTTACGGTGGTTCCGATACCAACAGATGCAAAGTCTTCAACACCCTGTACGGTTACAGGCATGTTGTTTGCACGGGTAACGTGATAACCATAAACGTCACCAGCAGCACCAGTAAAGGTGAAGGTTTGTTCTGGATAGGTTGCGGTTGTACCAGATCCAACTTGATTGATTGCCCAGCGGGATCCATTCAGGAGGATGCCGTATTGGCTGGTATAATCTTGGTCAGTTCTGTTATTTACACAAGCAGGATAACCAGTGACTGGAGCAGATCCATATCCATTGGTACCGCCTGCGGTATAGGGCTCGAAGTACGCAGTTGCCGATGGTACATCACCCTCAGCAGGTGTTGTGTTACTAACGAACAACTTAAGTACGAGGTTACGAGGAGACTGGTCAGCAAGAGATGGGGTGTGATTATTATTTGCAATCAGGTATCTTAGTGACTCAAGTTCTCCAATATTTGGAACTAGTAGTGCCATTGAAACAACTCCTTCGACAGATGGTAAAAACTTTTAACTAACATTATTTATAATTTTAATTTCAAAGAGATTAGGAATCTCGTGATGTTGCTGACAGAAACCACATCAAACTGAAGAAGATCACCAGCAACTATAGTTGTGTTCCAGTTGGTAAGAACGTCATCTTTCAGCTTCGTATTATTTATCATCTGAATATTTCCACCGCCCAAGATCGAAGTAAACGTAGGGTATGTGGTGAAATCTGCCTTTTGAATATCGAGAACTAGATCACCCTGTTGTTCAGAGTAAATTACAAGTTGTTCGATAACTCCACTTACATCAAGAGTAATAAATCCCTTATCACCAGGTGTCATTGCAAGGTTGCCGCTATCGACAACATAGTTCAAAGTTCTGGTTAAATCTGCAGTAGTAGCAAGTGCAACAATCGAAACTGTAGTGGAAGCAGCGGGTGCTGTTGTGAATACGATGTTGGTTCCAGAAACTACATAATCTTGATCTGGTTTTTGTGCATCATTACCTAGAATAACAATTAGTTGTTGTGCATTTCCTGGGGTATATGCGTTATTATCCTTTTTCAATGCAAAACTCGTTGCTACCCCATCAAACTGGGATGCAATACTATCAAGGATAATATTTCCATACTGAATCGATTTAGTGGGGACTTCGTAGTCAACACTAATTCTGTATGGATCGTTGCCAGCTAAACTTACTGCGTTGATGCTCATTTCGTTACCCCTGGAGTTACCAGAACATTACCTTGAACTACTCTAGTTCTGTAATCGTTCGGTGAAATTAGAATGACATCATATACATATCTTCCACCTTCAATTGCTGCAGTAGCAGTGTAACCCATAGAAACCTGAACAATTCCTTGCAATCTATCAGGAAAAGATAGAGTTAGAGGAAATGCAGTTGATGAAGATGGATGTTTTCTGATGGAAGAAATACCACTATAACCAACCATATTTAATGGCGAACCATTGGAGTTCGCTAGGGAAAAAGAGGCAGTAAAATCCGCCCCTTGTTCCAAAACCAGATTTACAACCCTTGCTGCCATTATTTTAGGTTACTTTTTTAGTTATTTATCATCTAGTTTAGATACAATGTATCTCATCATGTCTTTAATTTCACTAACTTCCGACTTGATATTGTCAATTTCATCAATCTTTTTGAGTTTTTTGTTTCTTTCCTCAAGTTCACGAAGTTTTTTATCTCTCAATTTGATGTATGCAGAATACTCTGTGTCAGAGGTGTTTATAATTGCATCAGAAGAGGGATCCCTATAAAGTTGGGGATTGCCCTCTACTGGTATCATCTTGTCATCCATATTAGATAGAAGCGATTGCTCTCAGGTCTTTAATCTTAGGTACATATGCGGAATTACTTCCAGTCATCCAAATCTTAATTTGGAATCCTTCAAACTGAGGTACGTGTTCAATAGTGAACTCGTAAGAACCAAAGTCATCAACAGACGACGATGATGGTACTCTAGTATCTGGATGTCCATCATTATTACTTTGGTCAATAACCTGACCATTAACGTCAAGATTTTCAAAACCAGGGAATAATTCCCAAAGAGGTTCTTGGGGTGCATCAACTCTAAAGAGTCTATATCCAACTCTGATATCACTACTTGGATGTTTGAATGCATCAAAGTAAACTTTCAGACTATCTGCAGATTTTGCCAGTTCAACAATCTTACTCAGATAAACTGCAGAAGTTGGATCTTCGGTTAGAGAATTTGCTCTAAAATCAGTTGCGTAATTCTTGATAGGTTCGTTGATTCTATTATTGATAAGAATCAAACTGACTCTATCTAGGTCAATCATTGGCGAAACAAAATCATCATCCGTACTAAATGTAAGTTCGATTGTGAATGACTTCTTACCAGGGAAATCCTGGAGATATAGGTTCTCATTCGTTGGAGATGCAATGACTCTTGGGCTGGTAAGTTCATTAGTTTCACCAATCGCACAATCCTCAAATCCCTGATCAATGTAAGCAGAAAGTCCACTATCAGGTGTAGAACCCGAGAAAGTTCTTGCCTTTGCGGTAATGTTTGTTCCTTCTGGAAGCATCATCTGGAAGTTGGGTAGGAACGCATCGTATGTGATATTTTGCGTTGCTTTTGGACCCCTCTCAAGATTAGTACTTAGTGGAACTACATCATAAGAACCGCAAGATTTATCTTCTCTGAAGTAGAGTTTGGGGAAATCATTAGGATTATTATTTGTTCTATCAGTTGCCTTACCACCATTAGTACCAGCATTCCACTTGATATGATAGTTATCAAGTCCAGTTGGATACTTGGTAAAGTCTGTATTATTCATAATATGTGTTTTATTGATTCTTCTCAATGAAACACCAGACATTTCATATTTGAATACAGAATCTCCAGTTTCATGAGAACCAGGTTTAGAATCTCCAACACCTCTGGTAATACCTGTTAATGCACCAGCTGAAGTGGAAACTCCAGTATACTTAATAACTTCATCATCAATTAATACATAACCTGGATTTAGAGAATCGACTGGTAAATTTTCAAAACTTGTGAAAATACCAACAGATTCAACTGTTAGGTTACCAGTAGAGGATGCTTTGTAATTTGCAGTAAGTTGAACTGGTTTAGTATCAGGTTCAAAACCATATAGTCTAACTCTATCTTGAGTATCATACATTCCATGGTTTCTGTGAGTAACCTTAAAGTGTCTACCATCTGAGAGGATACTATTAAAGGTTACATTTGCATTTGGAATACTAACAGTACTGGAAGTTCCAACATAGAAGACTTCATCCGTTGCATTAACTTCAATTTCACCCTGAATGTTGGTCATAATGAATCCATTAAACTCTCCAATTGCACCAACTTCCTCTGGAATTGTTAAAATGAGGTTCTTACCAATTCCATCGGTTTCATCGTAGTTAATAGTAAGAGCATCACCAGAAGCATAACCAGTACCTCCAGCAGAAACTGTCGCGGCAATTGCAACTCCATTTTGTACTGAAAGTTCAACCTTACCACCAGTACCTTCACCAGTGATTGCAATTAGACTGACATTATCATATGCAGTATATGGAGTAGTAAATCCTGAACCAACTGCAGTTAGAGTAAGATCACTTCCAATACCAATAGAACCAACTACACTATCGAGGGTTGCACTAAATCCAGAATTTCCTTCTTGCAGCATGGTTACACCAGGTGTCAAGTCGGTTTGTTCAGCAGAACTTAGACTTGTACCAATACCAACCAACGCAGATCTTGCGATGGTATCAGCAGGATTATTCTTAAGAGTTGCAATTTGACCATTACCCAAGTCAAGATCTGGGTTATAGAATCTAAAAGTAGTCTCTCCAGTCTTAAACTTGGATCTATAAACTGTAAACTTAAGGTCTTCCAACTGACTTGGATCCCAAGTTGCACCATTTTGAGACTTGAATAGAGAACCAAGAAGTGGTTGAGAAGAAACGATAATCTTCTCAGATTCTGGTTTATCAACTGTAGTCACATCTTCTTCACCCATTCTAGAGATGAAGACTGTATATTCATTCGATGCAGACAGAAGAACGAAACAATAGGATTGACCAGTCTCCAGATAAACAGGAGATGGGAACTCAAATGTTGTTGGAACTGTACCAGTCTTTGAAGTTTTAACATCAACTGGTTCAAGAACTACTTCACCGAATGGAAGGATTTCTGTGGTTGGTAGACCAGTTTGCATGGTTCTGATCTGTCCAGTAACAGGAAGTCCCTGTTTATCCTTGGTTCTAAAGTAGACTTCAATCTTGGAGATGAATACACCTCTTTCATCTGGAACCTCAAACGATTGTGCAAGTGGGTCAACCCATCTTGTTTGTTTGACGGTTCTATCTTTAAATGTGGTCGATGCCTTGGTTTTAGTACTCTTAGACTTCTTGGTTCTCTCATCAGTCTTGATAAGTCTGTCAACTTGTGCATTTCTGATTCTCAACGTAGTCTCTTCAATGTTCTGAAGAGTACCAGAAGCAGTAAATGTACTTTCTGCAGTACTATCGGTTGCACCAGAAATTGTACTATTTTCTTTACTTGTAGTAAGAGTAAAGGTCTTAGTTCCTGTTTCAAACGAAGGTTTAGAAGTTTGTTTTGGATCTGGAAGGAATAAAGACCCAATTAGAGTACCAGCATTGTCAGTAACAAGTCTAACGTTAGTTACTTTTGCAATTGCACCACTTGTTTTACCCTTAATCTTCATACCCTTCACGATATTGCCATAATACCCAGAAGCAGATTGAAGTTCTAGAGAAGCAGTATCAAGGTTCAGAATTGTAGAAGTACTTGAATAAGAACCTGGAATTTTTTGACCAGTCTTGTATGGGTTAATAGTATATGTCTGAGATGGTTTCTTGTAAGGACCATACTTATGATTTGGTTTCGCAAGTCTAGCCTTAATTGCATGAGTTCCACTAGAACCAGTAATATCTTCACCGATCTTGAACGTTCCACTGATCATCTGAATTTCGATGAGTTTTGGAACTGTATACTTCGTCATTAAGACATTATCAAAGAATGGGAAGAGTTTTGTAGTTGGCTTCAGTCTTCTCGCAACAAATTCAATATTTCTGGATCTCATTGTATGGAGAACTTCGGTAGAAACTACCTTTGGACCCAATTCAACTGTCTCAAATACTTCACTTACTTTATATTGAATACCCTCTCTAGCTTGTTTCTTAGTAGTAAGGGTAGTGACATTTGTAAACTTAGTATACTTATCTCTAAATTTAGTAGTAGTTGTAATGGGAATACCACGACCTTTAATCTGTTTTCCTTTATGAGTGGATGTACCAACCTTCTTGGATCCAACTTTAATAGAACCCATGTTCTTTTTACCGATAACCTTCTTACCAGTCCAAGTAGTTTCCCATGCACCCCATTGGATTGGAGAAAGTCCAGTATTAGTATCAATACCTAATTCTTGAATGGTAGATTCGTAGTTACCTTCTTGATCAATAGTTTTCTTAGTTTTCTTGGTATCAATCCAAGTATCCGTTGCAGGATTCATCTCAATTGCACCAATCCAGTTGACAACGTGGAATGGGTTGACATTTTCATATCTGGTTGCAAACTTATTTTCCAACCACTTTTCATGTTTATACTTGAAACAGATAACATCTCCCTTCTTAACTGAATTTGGAGTTCCAAGTTGTTCAACAAATCTCAAGTCCGCATCAGGATTAGCAGCTCCATCTGCAGTTCCAACGACAGCTTCAGATCCCAGAAGCATGTCAATCTGTGTAGAATAGTGTTGAGGTCTGAGATGACCCTCTTCCATATCAATAGAACACTTATGCATAGGATCACCAAGAGATCCAGCAGAAGTACTTCTGAAGTTATCCACAAAGAATCCAGTCTTGAATTTATCAAGACCAGTAGCACTATCTCTAAGAGTCAAGTTCTTAGTTTCACTTTCAAGAAGAGACAAGGAAGTGTAATACTCAACGTTCTTTAACCTATCTTCCATTCTTGCAATGTCTTGCATTCGGAAGCGTTTATGATCCGTAAGTGCAATTGTGATGTCATTAATGTTGTAAACATATGGTGGCATCTCAATGGTTGCAATCTCTAGAGCAGTAGGAACGTCTTCTGGATTTCTAGGATTTAGTGCAGGAACACCCTGTTTTAGGAAAAATTCACCATATCTATTGACAAACAACTTATCAATTCTACCAAGATAATAGTCGTAAGATAACTTGATATTCTTATCTCTTGAAAGGAAGAATGGAGTAGATCCATTTGCAGTTTCAAAAGTTCTAGCATTATATTCAAATGGAGATAGAGTATCTACAGCTAAATCATAAGCTTTTACTCTTGGTCTTGCATCAAGGATTTCATTCGCTCTATAGAAATCAATGTAAGGTAGTTCCGAAGTATAAACAGATGCATCATAGGAAGAAACAGTGGTGATATCTCCATCATCACTTGGCTCAATATAAAAATGATTAAAGACAATTTTTAGTTTTCTTGTTGGAGGTGTAACACCTTCTTTTCTAACTAAGAAACTATAGTCAGCATACTCAAGATATTGAGCAGGATTAAAGATAAAGTCATTTGCAATATCCTTGTCGCCTTCAGTGAATTTAGTTACATTTGCAGTTAGATTGGATTCTTGGAAAACAACTTTTTCGCCCTTAATGAAACTATTTTCATTTTGATATACAAGATCAATTTCATTACTTCCATTATTGGATACTAGTACAGCAATAGCTTCACTATCTTGACCAACAATTTGTTCACCTTGAATACCATTGAGAATGTTTGCATTTAAATTCTCAAGAGTTAGTTTTGGTAAAGTTGGCTCATTAGGACCATCAGATTCAAAAACTCCAAGAACAGCTTGTACATCTGGTACTAACAAGGAGATTTCATTATCCTGAACTCTAGTACCATAGACTCTACTAAAAGTCAGACCATCGCCATTTTTCTTAGCACCTGTTCCAGATTTTCTGCTATTGGAACGTTCTACATTAAGAGTGGCACATCTGTTATATACTTTATTTCTGGACTTAAGTTTATTCTTCCTAAGTGTTGCAGTAAGAACTGCAGCACCATTTTGACTCAAACCACCAAGGGTAATAGTTCTACCAGAAATAGATGCATTAGTTTGTTCTAGTCCTTCAATAGTACCATCATTATAAACGAGAGTATAATCCTCTTCATCAAAAGGTTCCAATACAACGTTTGGATCACTTTCTAGTGTTGCACTTAGTGCGTTTCCAGAAATTGTAACATCATAAGATTTCTTGAATACAAGATCCCCCTGACTTAAATCTACAGTTGCAACATCAGCATACTCAAGTTCAGCAAACAAGTATGAATCTTTTGCATTGAATAATTCTGGAACCAATTTGAATAGATTACCAGTTTCAATATCAGAAGTAGGAAGAGCACCAATACTTACACCAGTAACACTAGTAGTAGCTTCTAGTGTAATTTCTTTTCCAGTTGCATTGACTGCTTTTACTCTGTTGAGAGTAATACTTGTTTCACCTTTTTTGTTATAAGCAAGAATATCACCCGTTTGAATACCTACACCAAAGGTATTGGAAGAACATGTAACGTCAGATTCTCCACCTGCTGCTGCATTGATAGTAAAGTCAGTACCTTGAGGTGCGATTGCCAGTGGTTGAGAAAGTCTAATATCGGCAGTCATGTTGCCGTCGAGACTTACAAGTTGTCTTACATCACCAAAACCATAATCTCTAAATTCTTTGACTGTTCTGCCAAGCTTTTTACCATTAACTCTCAGTGGTTCTCTTTCATTAAAAGTTCCAGAAACTTGATACAGGACCATTTGGGTATCTGTTTTAGACATTGCTGTCTTCAGATAACCACGAGCATTAGAATTCTGACCCTCAATTAATGCTGGAAGTGCAATTTCTTTACCTGCATTAATTGTAATATATGTGTAAGTATTAACGTCGTAAAGAGAAGCTACAAAAATAGTGTCAGCACCAGAATATGAATCATTCTTTAACTGCATGTCATAGACTCTAGCAACACCAATGGGAATGCCATTAGCAGTTCCTGGACTTGCAGTTCTCTCATTATAAAGTGTTACCTGACTACTACTTCCATATCCAACTTGGGTACCACCATAAACATTATTCAGTTCAATCTGATTACCAAAAGAAAAAGGAATAGTCGTATCTAGTTCTTGTTGAGTAGTTCTTGGTTTAGGTACATCAACAAAAACTGTATTGATGGTTTCTACTTCATAACCTTTTACGTATGCTTTACCAGGAGAAAGTTGAAGTGCAA